TCCTCATAGAGAGTGTCAGGATATCTCACACCGTTGAATTGTACGGCTTTCGTGATACGGCCATAGGTTTGGGCTGCTTCACTGTCGATAACATCGGAACCGTTGTTTACTGATGAGATGATTAGCTCCTCTCCTGTTTCCCGGTCGGTTTCCCCCAAAGGGAGAACACATGTCACGATGGATGAACCGTTGAAAGCCTGGGTGATATCGAGCAGGTTCAGGCCGAATTCCACAGGCTGGTTGGTGGTATACGGCATCTCGACAAGCCAGTCAATGTAGTTGGTTCCGTTCTCCCTCCGAATGAAGAAATAACCACCCTCTGCATTCAGACACTGACGTTTCAGGACATCAAAGGTTGATTCGTATCGGAGGGAACGGTAAACTTTCTTGTTCTCCACGGTCATGTTGCCCACAGTGAACTGACGGGATGATGATACCTGGCTGTTGTGGGCTGTAATAATCGCTGTGAAGAAGTCATGGACAAAGATAGAGTTATATTCGTGCGGCCTTTGCACCGTATCATTGAAAAAGGATAACGCTCCTTCGCAGTAGACCTGCTTATTCTTCAGATAGTCTGTTTTGATCTCCACCGGCCTGCCAAACCACAGCAGATCTTCATCCTCATATACTTCAATCGTTGAAGTGAGTGGATGAATATCGGCATAAAACATATGGCACGGCGGCATGGTAAAATCAAAAGAGCCGGCCGTGTTCAATTCTATTTCAAGATTTGGATGGAGCAGGATATATGGTTTTTCCTGGAAGTTCAGGATGTCATTTCCATCCATGATGACGCGGTATTGCATTGTTTTGCCTCCTTATCTGTACTTTCTTTTGCGGATATCTTAGGATGATCTGGCTGATCACAAACTAACCTCTCTGTACGATGCCGTCACTTCTGCGTTGCCGGTAAACAGCATCTCGTTATCGCCCGGCAAGAGGGCCAGATTCGCGTTATAATTCTTACCCGTCACAAGGTCATATGTGTTATCATGGTATAGAACCGAAACGGGCGCAGAACAGGTAAATGTCGGTATGGCTGGCCTCTTGCCTCGGTTGATCAGGTTCCGATATTTGGAGCCTGTTACAGTGAAACGTCCATACCTGACAACATCCTGGAATAGGTCATTCCACTGCCACTCCATATCATCGCTTGCCTCGACGCTGTATTTAAACGGATCGAGATTGTAATCTATCGTGATGGTGGAATAGCGTTCTTCCGATTTCCAGTCGTTGACCTGCAGCCGGCCTGTATATAGAAAATCCGGGTCATCTTCCAAAATGACAGTGTGCTTGGTTCCGTGCATGTAGTTCATGATCGACGAGTACACATCTGCCCAGCGATTCCCCGGTTTTACCACAAACTCCCATGATCCTTTCCTTTGCCCATATGGCGTTTCTGCCAGAAGAAGGTCTGTGTAGTCGAGCACTCCGTGAGAAGAAGGCAAATCAACATCTGATGTCTTTACTTCAGGCGGGACGATATGAGGCCGTGAAGTGGGGACGATGCCCCACTCCGTATAGGTATTTTTGCCCGATATGATGATGCTATGATGCATAACTCCTGCTCCTTTCCTGCAATCCCGTCGGATTATGTTTGTCACTGTCTCCTCTGTCTCATAGCGATCACACCAAGGCTCTGATCCATCTGAGGAGCAAGCTGTCCCACTAACGCACCTGTATCCGTCACCATTTTCATGTTGGCGATCTGAGGAATATATGGTAGGAACTGAGATAACATGCTGTAAGTCGCACGCCCCTGATCCATGTTTACGCTTGTGAGCTGCGACAGGTAAGGCAGAACCTGTGCAACAGCAGAAACGACAGCGCTATCCTGAGAGGTCGGAGCATTCGCCATCGCCCCCGCGCCCGTTGCTGTAACGCTTGGTGATAAGAGAAGATCCTCTGCCACATCACCAACGGCAGCCCGGACAAGCCCACGGCTCTTTTCAATTCCCTGTGCCAGTCCTTTCATGAAGTCCGGCATCCAGGTCTCATAATCAGCAAGCGGTCCCTCGTCAGGTGCTGAGAAATGCAGGAAGGATGCAACAGAGCCGGCCACATTCTGAATCGTCTGCCCCAAAGCGCTGAACATCCCAGTAATGCCGTTGATAAAGCCCTGGATGAGATCTCGGCCCCAGTTGATTGCCTGCTGCGGTAAGCTGGTAAAGAAGGTGATGATGCCCTGAAAGCCTTGCACTACAGCGTTGTAGACATTTGTCATCGCGCCGCCGACGGATTGAATTATGGAATTCCAGACGCCCGTCACTGCTGTCAGCACGCCCTGCATCGCGGTTCCCGCTGTGGTCTTTATTCCTTCCCAGCCTTCTTTGGCTGCCCCTGATATGGTAGTCATTGCACTGCCGACGTTGGTTGATACGGCATCCCACGCTCCGGATACTGTGGTTTTCACATTTTCCATTGCAGTAGAAACAGAGCTTTTGACATTTTCCCATCCTTCCGAGACTTTGCCTTTGACAGTTTCTAGCACTCCGGATACTTTTTCCTGCACTGTTTCCCACGCTCCGGACACCGTTTCCTTTATGGTTCCGAGCACATTCCCGACAGTTTGACAAATCGTATCCCATGCGCCGGATACCGTCTGTGATATCGTGTCGAGTACACCGCCGATCGTTTGACAAATTGCGTCCCACGCTCCGCTGACCGTTTGCTGGATTGTATCAAGTACGCCGCTGATAGTTTGACAGATCGTATCCCATGCACCGCTGACAGTTTGCTGGATTGTGTCGAGAACTCCGCCGATTGTTTGGCAAATCGTATCCCAGGCGGTTGAAATCGTTTGACCGATCGTCTGAAGGACGTTTGAAATTGTCGTGCTGATCGTCGTCCATACCGTTGATATAGTTTCCGAAATAGTCCCCCAGACAGTAGATGCAAGCTCAACAATGCCACCCCAGGCCTCAGATAAGAATCCCGTAATGGTTGTCCACGCAGTAGTCGCGGCTGTTGAGATATTTGTCCAGAGGTTTGTAAAGAACTCCACGATGCCACCCCAAATGGTGCTCGCCAGTTCTACGATTCCACCCCAGACACCAGATAGAAACTCTGTGATCGTTGTCCAGGCGGTTGTTGCAGCTGTCGAAATATTTGTCCAAAGGTTTGTAAAGAAATCAGCAATGCCTCCCCAGATGGTTGAAGCAATCTCAACGATTCCTCCCCATACACCGCTCAAGAACTCTGTAATTGCTCCCCATGCGGTTGACGCAGCCGTTGAAATATTTGTCCAAAGGTTCGAGAAGAATTCGCATAAACCGCCCCATATTGCTGATGCGGTTGTGACGATTGCCTGCCAGGCAGTTGACAGGAACTGTGTGATTGCTTCCCATGCGACCATAACTGCATTTTTGACTGCTTCCCATAAGTTTACCCAGAACTGCCTAAATTCTTCTGAAGTGTTCCAAAGATAGATAAAACCAGCACCCAAAGCCGTGACCGCCGCCAATATGAGTCCGATAGGATTCGCCATCATAATTCCAAACACTCCGGAGAGTGCTGTGCCTACCATCTTTATGCCTGGAATTAGCACTGATCCGAGCTGCATAATAGTACCAATTCCTTGTCCGATGCTTCCGATCGCCATAAGAACGGGGCCAACCGCACCGGCAATAAGTGCTATCGTTGCGATCACCTTTTTGGTGCCGTCATCGAGATTATTCAGCTTATCCACAAAGCCCTTAATGTGTTCAACGATATCCCGGATCACCGGCATAAACAGATCCCCGATCGAGATTGCCAGTTCGCTAATGGCCGACATGAGTTCGGCGAGATCGCCGCCAAGGTTATCTCCCATCGTATTGGCCATCTGTTCAGCAGAGCCTTTTGTGGTATCCATGACGCCCTGGAGATCTTCAAGGGACATGCCCATAGTATCCATAACGTCCTGATATTGCACGCCGTCATCTGCTGCGCTTACCAGAGCTTCTGCAAATGCCAGGGCATCGCCTTTTGATAAAATCGCCGCTTTGTCAAATTCATCGCTTGTAATTCCGAGGACGGACAATTTATCTTTCAGTTCATCGACCGGGTGTCCGGCTTCCGACATTGCACCGATAAAATCATCCACGGACATGCTAGACTCTGCGATAGCCCGGCACAATTCCTCAAATTCTTCTTCAGGAGCATTCAAAATCGCAAGAAGACCAGCCATGCCTGTCTTACCGGCAATAGCGGCAGCAATTGCAGCCTGCTGGATGTTTTTCGCACCCGTATTGGCAATTTCCTCTTCCTTCTCCTGTTTCTCCTTCAGCTCCTTCAGTTCCTGCTCATTTGCCTTTTTCAGTTCTTTCAGGCTGTCTTCCTGATAGTTTTTGAGAGATGAGAGCTTCTCGCTCTGTGAATCCTTCAGAGATTCCAGTTGGTCGGACTGTGATTCCTTCAGGTTCTTCAGTTCTTCCTCGTTGGATTCCTTTTTGGCTGTCAGTTGTTCTTCATTGGATTCCTTCAGGTTTTTCAGGTACTCGTCATTGGTCTTCTTCGTTTCCGCGAGCTGTTTTTCCTGACTTTCCTTCAGATTCTCCAATTTTTTCTCATTGGCTTTTTTTGTCTTTTCAAGCTCTTCTGCCTGAGATTCCTTGAGATTTTCCAGCTTCTGAGCGTTTCCTTCCTTGAAAGTACTCAGCTGCGTGCTCTGGCTTTCTTTCAAGGCGCTGAGGGAAGTCTCGCTTGCCTTCTTCTCTTCTTTCAGCTGGGTGTCGTTGGATTTCTTCAGCTCATTTAATGATTTCTCATTTTGCTTCTTCGTCTCATTTAGCTGATTCTCATGAGCCACCTTCAGTGCTTCCAGCTCTGTATCCTGCTTTGCCTTCAGATCCGCAAGCTTCGTTTCATTTGCCACCTTCGCCGCTTCCAGTGCTTCTGCGTTTGCAACTTTCTGTTCTGCTATGATGGCAGCACTCTTTTCTTTCTCGGCGGCCACAGTTGCAGCCTGTTCCTCTTTTATGGAGTCCTTTAGGGCGTCGGCTTTTTCCTTGACCGCTTCCTTCTGCTCTTTCAGGGCGTCGATCTGAGCCTGACGTGCCTCTTTCCTGCGATCCTCTTCCAGCTTTGTAACGTATTCAGCATATTTCTTCTCTGCTTTCTGACGCTCCTCAGCAGTCTCAGCGGAAGAGATGGCTGTGCGAAGATCTGCCAGTTTCTCTTGTCTCTCACGCTCCTCCCGGGCCTTTTCCTCTGCCTTCGTCTGGCCATTCAGTTCATCGATCTGCGCTTCAATCGCCTTGATCTGTCGGTACTTTTCTTCATCAACCAGTTTCAGGCGTTCGTCATATTCTTTGTCGATCAGTTTCAGGCGTTCATTGGTTGCTTTCTCCAGCTCATCAATCTGCGCTTCCTGGGCTTCTTTCAGTTCATCCAGCTCGTTATCAAGCGCTTCCTTCAGGGCGTCATATTCGGCGTCATAAGCGGTCTTGACGGCATCATACTCTTTGTCGAGTTTCTTTTTCAGTTCGTCATACTGGTTATCGTATGCTTCCTTCTGAGCTTCCTGGGTATTATCGAGATATTCTTTTAATGCGTCGATCCGTTCATCAGACGCTTCCTTCTCGGTATCATACTGCGCGTCGAGTGATTTCTTTAATTCCTCTTCCTGCTTTTCATTTGATTTTTTCAGCGCATCGACTTCTTCTTCCTGTGCCTTCTTCTTCGCATCGGTCTGTTTATCCAGGCTCTTTTTAGTTTCGTTGTACTGTTTTGAAAAGCTCTTCTTCAGATCATCATACAGTTTATCGAGACTTTCCTTCTGAGTGTCATACTGGCTGTCGAGGCTCTTTTTCAGAAGGTCGTACTGTTTGTCGAGGGTCTTTTTCAGTTCGTCGTATTCGCTGTCATAAGTCTTTTTGACCGCTTCATACTGCTTGTCGTATGATTTTTTTACTGCCTCATATTCTTCGTCATAGGAACGTTTGACACTGTCATAATGCTCATCCAGCTCTTCTTGCAGTGCATCATACGCTTCCTCTGCAGCTTTCTTTACACCATCGGATGAATCGTCCGCTGAGTCGAGGATTTCCTCTGCTGTCTCTTCCGACATGTCGCCAACGTTCTGAAATTTCGTGCGGAGCTGTTTCAGCATGTCGATAAGTGACAATGAATTCCCGTAAGCGTCCGTCATGGAAATTCCGAGCGTTTCAATAGCCTGTGCCGCTGCCTTTGGCGGATCCGCAAGCCTTGTAAGAACACTTCGAAGTGTTGTTCCTGCCTGTGAACCTTTTATACCTGCATTCGCCATAAGTCCAAGCGCTACCGCTACATCCTCCGCCTTGTATCCAAGCGAACCGGCAAGCGGTGCAACATATTTAAAGGACTCACCGAGCATACTGACATTTGTATTTGATTTCGAGGAAGTAGTAGCCAAAATATCTACGAATTCCCCGGTATCTTCTGCCTCCATACCGAATGCCGTCAAAGCATCTGTTACAATGTCAGAAACCGTGGCCAGATCCTCACCAGAAGCGGCGGCAAGGTTCATAACACCCTCGATACCTTCCAGCATTTCCTCTGTAGTCCATCCGGCCATTGCCATATATTCCATAGCTTGCCCGGCTTCTTCTGCAGAATATTTGGTTGTCGCGCCCATCTCACGGGCTTTATCTCGCAGGGAATCAAACTGCTTTTCAGTAGCCCCAGAAATAGCCTTGACCCTTGACATTTGAGAGTCAAATTCAGATGTTGTTTTAATTACAGCAGCACTAAGAGCCGTAACAGCAGCAGTTACAGGAAGGAACCTTTCACCAACGGCAGTAATAGAACTACCGACTTCTTTGATCTTCTTTCCTTTTTCGGCGAATTCCTGAGCCATCACACCGGATTCTTTATACTGTTTTTCGAGGCTCTTTAAATTCTTTTCTGTTTCAATAATTTCACGCTGTATGGCGTCAAATTGTTCTTTTGAAATACTGCCTTTTGCAAGTGCTTCATTAGCGTTCTCAGCTGCTTTCTCTAATTCTTTTAGCTTTTCCTTTGTTTCCTTTACGGCCTCACCCAGAAGCTTATGCTTCTGCGCCAGCAATTCAGTGTTGCCCGGGTCGAGCTTCAGCAGCTTTTCGACATCTTTTAACTGTGTCTGAGTATTTTTAATTTCAGTATTAACATTTTTTAATGCTTTCTGAAGTTCAGTGGTATTGCCGCCAATCTCTATGGTAATACCTTTTATCCTGTCGGCCATATCGCCCACCTCCTTTTCATGTTAAAAGTTATCGAAATCTTTCTGACTTGCAATTATTCTGTATTCGCTTTGGTGGCTATCGTTTCCACTTTCAATGTATATATCATTTACCATTCCAATAGTTAAAAGCTCCAAGTCAGACATTGACAGCCCGACCTGGAGACATCTTAACAGGAATAGAGCGGTATTCATTTCGCGCTCTGTGGCGTTTTGTTTTTTTTAGAGGTCGATTCTGTGTGGAGATTTAAACCCCATAATTTTATGATTTCCGGCAATACCTGATAGATTGAAAACGTGTTGAATTCATCAAGCCATTCTTCCGGCGTATCCGGTATTGAAGGATCAGCATGTTTTGCCATGATATACGCAATGTTTTCAAACATTTCAAGGGAAAAATTATCAAGGCTGGACATGCTTTCATCGTTTTCATCAATAGATGTCTGAAGCATTGCCAAATCTCTATATATATCACGGTTAAATTTAATCCTGTATATACGAGGAATGGCGGCCGACGCACGAAGCGTGACCGCCTTTCCATCTATCTGTATGGTTTTTGTGAGTGCCATTTTGCCCCCTGTTTATTATTCGCCCGCTGACTTGCTCACATTCACGCGGTACGTCTTTGTGCTCGCTCCGTTCGTTACGATGACAATAACGGTATTATCTCCGGTCGTCCATGTCGCTGAGTTGCCGCTTGTATGGACTGCACCGTTTACAAGTATCGTAACGGTTGCGCTATTATCTGCCGCGGTTGCTGTAACAGCGTTGGTGTCGTTTGTGGTTGCGGTACTGTAGACTGTCGTATCTGCTGCAAATGCCGGATCAAGAGTCAGGCTGCCAATTGTCAGAGCAGACAGATTTGCATTTTTTACAGCACCGGTCAGATATACGGCGTTGTACCAGTTGCTGTATACTGTGGAGTCTGTAGTGTCGCCGGTCTTACCCTTAACACGTCCATCCGGAAGCGGCGTCGCCTTAATTGTCAGCGTCTCTGTCTGCACTTCCTTGGAGTCTTCATTGGTGTTACCTTCGATACCCGGACGGGAAGCAGAGCAGTTATACAAGGCATGACGGATATGCTTCTGGTCGCCGTCAAACTCAAACAGAAGGGCAAATTTTTCAAGATTGACCTCAGAGTTTTCGACAAGTACGCCATTAGCGTCCAGCCCTTCTTTCAGGATGTCCTTTCTGAATGACTCCGGGATAAGTGCTACTTCGAGGTCACCGTCATAACCCATATTGTTATTGATTACGTAGTACGCAATACCATCCGCATAAAAGTTCTCCGGTTCGCCGTTGGCATCAAGAGACAGGGAAACTGCGCCTGGGATTGCTACCGGCGTGCTGTAAGAGGGTGTCCCGTCGTCTGCTAATGTCAGTTTTGCATAATGCACATTTTTCAGGTTAAATTTTACCTTGTTCTTTGTTGCTACGCTCATATTTCATACCTCGTATAAAGTTTCATAGAAATCCTCAGCCTCAATATATACGGTGTCAGCCGTACACTCGTAATAAAGATTTGAGGAAGTTAATAATGATTCTGTTGCATCCATGAGTGCTGCCATTTCGTCTGGCGTTTCGGCGTATAACTCCAGATCCACGCTTTGACCGCGATGATATACAAGGCCGTCTGCTGAAAAATTCTTTGTTGCTACACGCCTATAAACTACAAAAGGCGGCTGCACTGCTTCCGACTGTCTGAAATGGTCATAAGCATAACCTTCGATCTTACCAGCTTGGAGCAGGCTCGCGCATATGTTTTTTATTGCTTCATCCTTCTTTTGCAAGAGCTTTCACCGCCTTTTCAAAGTTTGCAATTGCGTGTTCTTCAGCAGGTGCAAAATGCGGAAACGCCCGCGCCCTGCCGCCGTTGCGTAAAGCGTGGCCGTGCTCAAGCAGATGTGTTAATTGGTATTCGGTGCGGTTGTAAACAATACTTCCCGGAGTCAATCTTTCACTAACATCTTTTGATGTAATGCCCGTTCTGTAATGCTTTCGGCTGGTTCCATATGGAGCACTTGCTTTAGCTTCCTGCGCGGCTACTTTCGCCGCTGCTTCCGCTGCCGCTTTTGTGCCTGCATACACATGATCACCATAATCATCCAATATCTCTGCTAGAACATTATCAAAATCATCAATTTTGACTTTGCGTGCCGCCATTTGTAACACCTGCTTTCAATGCCACTTGTATGCTTTCAAGTTCCCACAGATCAACGCCGCGCTCTGGTTTTTCTTGGATACGCTGAATTCTGTATTGTCGGTTATCCTCTGTAGCCATTACAGCCACATCCAATCTATTCACGGTCGCTGTGTGTGGTACTTTTATCACACGGTCGATTCTGTTTCCGGCTACGGATTCAGCGGACTGATAGA